GAAATAAATCTTCCAGTTTTTTTATCTCTACCCTTTATACCTTTTATTTTTATCCACTTATCAAAAGCCTTTGTTGGTGGTTGTTTAGTAGTGTATCTAAAAGGAGACTGTCTGTTTTCTACATAACTAGACTTAGCACCATGGACTCCCTGATCTTGGTAAATACCATAATCTTCCATAAAAAACTCTGCATTGTAGCCTGTAGCAAATTGACCACCAGAACTTCTATTTTGTTTTACTTCATAACTTAAACTATTATATAATTGTTTAGAAGCATTATTCTTGCCTTTGCTAAGATTTGTTCTTGCCTGTTGTACGACATACCTAGCGTACTTTTCCATAGCTTGTTTAAATTCACTCATTAGCAGTAAGTCATTTCGTCTTTAGCATTAACATCAAAGGTTACTGCCCACCCACAGAGGTTATTGTCAAACCTATCATGGAAAGGTTCACAGCTTGCAGTTCCTAATATTTCAAAGTCTTGTTTGTATAGATTGCTTTTTTGTAACACTCTTATAACTCTAGTAGCTAGAGCTGCTTGTGTATTTAACACATCCTGTGTATTGTCATTCCCTAGAAATAAACTAGCATCTGGTTCTTTGCTTACATCTACTAAATCCATTAGAAATAGTGTTACATTAAATGAAACATATTGCTGTTCTACAGTCATGTTGTTTACCATGATATGAGCTAGTGGGAATATTGTTTGCTTACTTAAATCAATGTCTGCTATATCACCAAAACTTACATTGTTATTAAATGGTTCTGCACTTACTGCTGTTTTAATGCTGTCTATTACGTTATAAAAACTTTTCATATTTTCTTTATATATATTGGAGTATTTACTCCTAAATCTTCTTCTACAAATTCTTCCAAGAAATCTAAAGCATCATCAAAGCCAACACCTTCTTTTCTAATGATACAGTCTAAACATTTCCAGTAGTCATAAATCACCTTTTTAGGAGTTGTTACTGTAACACCTACAAAAGCTTCTTCAAAGCCATCAGCTAACAAAACAAACTCTAATTCGTCTATGTTTTCTTCATCTACTATTATATCTAGTATATCTTCTTTGGTCATTTAGTTTTACTTTTCAGTATGTGTTGCTCTAGTTCGTATTTGTCTTTTTCAAATGCTAAGTGCATTAAACACTTATGTAATTTCTGTTTAGTTACCTTTTCAAAATTTAAAATATTGTTTGAGGATAAGGCGTAAATTGACTGATACCAGCCCCATTTTTGAGAGAATCCCGCAGTTCTTGAGAGATCGGGACTTCCGTTTGATTCGCCAAATAGTTCAGGATATGTTTCTGCAATTCGTTTCTTAAATTCCAAAAAAAAACCATTGCACCAAATACTACATCTAAAGTCATTTGCTTCATGTTGTATTTGTCAGCAGTTTCATAATCTTCTATCAAGTATTGATTCTTCTTTTTAAAAGTTATTGGTCTGTATAAAACACTCATTGCTTTATGCATAAGTTGCCAATCTGCTAAGTAGTTATCTAAGTCTACATACTCTCCAAATGTCAAATCATCTAGCTTGGGTATAAAACCAAAGTCTTGGTCTTGGTAATTAAATCTGTCAATGAACTTATTCTCTTTTTGATTAAACAGCTTAGATATTTGAGCCACTATTGACTCTATATCTTTTGCTTTAATCAGCATTACTTGTTTTAGTGTTACACCACAGAATATTTCTATCATCTTCTGCTGTAGGAAGTTGTCTAAGTCTTTACCTTCTGCAACTTTTAGCCATTGCTGGTATTGATCTAAAGTGACTTCACTTAGTGATTCAGGTATGTTTAGTGTTAGCTTCATATTATTAAGTCGTTAAAATGTTTAAAATGATATCCACGTTTTTAATATAAATGATAAGTTCCCCTATTAGGATTTTCTAATTCCATCATCATGGCATACCTAGCAGCATCTATTGCATGATCTCCAGTCATAGGATTTGGCTTCTGTAAAGTATTGCCTTGTTTGTCTTTCATCCATATATAACCCTCTAATTCTTTCTTTAGGTTTTTGCTTCTTGATGTTACAAATACTTCATTCTGATTTATTAGGTTAATACCATATACAATAGAATCACGTCCTTTAGTTACTGGATAAACATCTACTCCACTAAGTCTTATTTCTGCTATTGATTTAGGTTCTGCTGAATCTGCATAAACATAACAGTCAATATTGTTATTCTTGATAAAGTTTGATATGTCTCTATTTAACATTCCTGTTTTGTAAAGCACTTCATCAAATATGTAGCTATCATTGTATTTGTATAGTAAGCACATTGCAGAACTATCTACACTATAGCCAAAGTCTAAACCAGCACAAAGCAATCTAGCTTCATCTGGTATAATGTCAATCTCTTTCCAGTCTGGTATGCAAGCACCTTCTAAACTTCCTACTTCACCATCTAAATAAACTCTGCACCAGTTTTTCCAGTAGCTTGAAGTTTTTGCTTTTACTCTTGCCTTTTCTAATTCTTTAACTATTGATTCTGGTAATGATTCATTGTCTTTGTAAGTAAGTGTAATAAAGTCTGTATCAGATTGCCCTATTAATTCTTTGTCTACCCAAAATAAAGAAGTTGGATTGTAATCAAGCCAAACGTTTTCAGATGTTCTTATAGATAGTTCTTGGTAGCTGTTAAATGGTACATTGTTACATTCGTTAATATAAAGATCTGTTCTTCTAGCTCCTCTTAGTTTGTCAGGCTGGTCAGTAGAAAAAAACTCTATATAAGAACCTGAAACAAATTCGTATTTTAAAGTGCTTCTATTGAATTGTTTTTCCCTATACCTATTAACACCCTTTAAAATGCTTAAGAAGTCTTTTAAAGCACCTCTACGTAAATGTGGGATAGATTCACTAACTATACTTATTTCTTTGTTTTCGTTCTTTATAGCATAGTCAATTAGAATACAAAGTATTGCTATAGTTTTACCAGCACTAGAACCACCTCTTACTATTTTAGTTCTTTGATTAAGTTTTCTTAACCTTTTAACTGCTGTGGTTCTACTGGGTTTCATTAATCAATAAACAATGGTAATTCTGGATTTACATTAACATCATTAGTTTGTATTGCTTTACCATGTGCAGAATCCATTAAAGAATCATAAGCTCTAACATCTCCAGAACGCATCTTTTTAATTAAGGCCAGCGTTCCAATATCTTCCTGTGTTAGTTCTTCAATTTCTCCAGTAATAGGGTTTTTAAATTGCTCTGGTGTTTCTAGCCACTTCTTAGCAATTGTGCTTCTGTTTTTACTTCCTACTGGTCTACCAGCTGGATTGCCAGACTGTCCCTTTTTAAATTCGTGTTTCTTTATATTATCAGCTCCCGCCATATTCTTTACCATTTATTTTTATTTGTAGGGTGTCATCTAGCTTTTGCATTCTGTCAATTATCACTTGACAGTATTTAGGGTCAAGTTCCATTCCGTAACATTTTCTTTTAAGTTGGTGTGCTGCTACCATTGTAGAGCCACTACCTAAATACAAATCAATTATTTTGTTTTTCTCTTTTGAATATTCTTTAATAAAATGATTATTAACTTCTAAAGGTTTTTGAGTTGGGTGAACTCGTGTTTTTGTGTCTTGACTTTGTAAACCAAAATATCTAAACCAATTAAAATGTAACACTACTCTTTTATGTTTTTGTCTTGACCAGCATAATTCATATTCTGAATTACTGCCCGCATCTCCATTGCTTTGAAGTGTTTTATCCCAAACTATATAATTTCCTTTTTTAAAATCTGGCAATAATTCAAAATAATAATCCGCACCCCACAAAAACATTTCTTTACAATAATCAAAATGCTTAAAAAATGTGTTTATTAATTTAGGGTCAAAATCTTCGTGGTCGCCAATTACATTTTCATATTTTTTACCCTTTCTATCACCCCAATTTAAAGAAGAATAATCAGCATCTAAAAACATACCATAAGGAGGGTCGCTCAAAACCATATCCGCCTTCTCTCCATTCATTAACTTTGCCACTTGGTCGCTGTCTGTACTGTCTCCACACAACAACCTATGCTCTCCAATCTCTATTAAATCACCAATCACAACGTCAACCTTTAAATCGTCTGGTTCTGTATAGTCATCTTCTTCTGCTTCTTCTACTACATTAAAGTCAACAGGCAAATCTAAACCCCAGTCATCAAGCTGTTCAGCATCCCATTCATTAGCAATCATATTCCAGTCCCACTCACCAAAGCCAACATTGTCTTTAACTATAAATTCCCGCTGTTGTTCCGCTGTTAATTCACTTGCTTTAATAATTGATACTTCTTTTAATCCAGCATCTTTACAAGCCTTTAATCGCATGTTACCACCCAGAACAATCAAGTCATCATTTATTACAATTGGTCTTAGCTTAAGCATCTCAGGAAACTCTTTAATTGACTTAACCAGTTTAAAGAATTTATCATCCTTAATCAATCTTGGATTATTAGGATTGCTTTTTATTTTAGATATTTTAATAGTTTCTGTTTTCATGAGCCACAGCTAATACATTCTTCGTCATCTATATCACAACTTCTTTCTGGTTCTTTCTTTGCTTTCATAATGACTTGTCTAATCTTGTCTCCAAATTCTTGGTTGTTAGGTGTCATGCTGTGTATAAAATATATTTGATTTACTATGTCATCTGCTGTACTCATGCTTCTCTTTTTCTTTAAATATTTTACTTAATTCTTGTTTGTGTTTAGTTAGGTATGCTAGTAGTTTTGCTTTGGGTTGTTCTCTAACTTTCCTGTTCATATGCTTTATATAATTTGTTTAATGTGTTGTATAATTCTTTTACGCATGAGCCACAAGAAGAAGATTGTTTGTTTGCTTCAAACACTCTGTTGTATATCTCTAGCATTTTGTGTTGCTCGTCTCTGCTAATAACTTGTCTTGGTACTGACATGTAATTATGTAGCCAATTGTATTCTTCTTCTACTAAGCAGTTTTGTTTGGTTGTGTAAGGAAATAAAGAATTTAGTTTAGCTCTACGTTCTTCACATCCGCAGTCTTCTCCAGCTATCCATTTAACTACTTTTTTAATTCCAGTAGCTGTAGTAATTTTATCAATTGTATCTCCTAAACCTTTACTTTTCATTTTTAATTTGTTTTCTTATTTCTTCTTTACATTCTTTAACAGTTTTAAATACTGTCTTGTAACTTATCTTCGTGGCATTAGATAGTTTTCTAATAGATCTAAACTCTTTGCTATAAAGCTTAAAAAGCTTCTTGTGAAACCATTGAAAATTTTCCACAACACCATCAATTTTTTCATAAAACTCTGCTGCACTTTCTACTTCTTTATCTTCTATATCTGTGGTTAGTGGTGTGCTAGACTTCTCAGAACGCATCATATCAG